AACTTTAGCCTAAGCGAGTTCGTAAGAACCGAAACAGGTTTACCGAACCGCCCGGCTCAAGAGGCGATTGCCAACCTTAAGTATTTGGCGCAATACGTCCTGCAACCCGCCCGAGACAAGTTCGGCCCTATTGAAGTCACAAGCGGCTACCGCTCGTCTGAGGTAAATGCTGCCGTAGGTGGTTCGGCAACAAGCGACCACCTATTCGGAAGAGCTGCGGACATCCAATGCGAGGATATGGCAGCCGTATTTAACTACATACGCAAATACACGCATTTTAAGCAACTCATTTGGGAATTTGGTACAGATAGTCAACCTGCGTGGATTCACGTCTCCTACGAGCTTAATAACAACCGAGGACAAGTTTTAAAAGCAATCAAGAAAAATGGCAAAACCAAATACATCAAATTTTGAAAGTTGGCTTAATGAACTCGAAGACGTACCCACACCCCCTGCTTGTTCTATTAATAGCCCTGATTGCGAGTCTTGCTCTGGGTAGTTGTTCAGCCGATTGGCATCTTCGCCAAGCCGTAAAGAAAGGAGCTAATGTTTATGTACAGAAATGGGACACCACTATTGTCACAAGGGAACGCAAGATTGTTGATACAGTATTGCTACCGAAGTGGGATAGCGTGGTTATCAACAAGGATAGAATCTCGGTCAAGTTGGTGAGACGTGTTGACACTATCCGTGTTAGCGCAACTTGCCAGAGCGACACCGTACAGGTGACGAAGTACATCCGCCAGAAGGTCTCCGTCCCAGACAAGAAGTCTGTTTTTTGGCAAGTAGTGATTATTATTGGCTTGTTGGTTGGACTTACTGCCCTAATAAAGCGATAGAGGTGCTTTATATGCATTCTAATGCACTTTATACCAAAAGTGGTACATTGATATGCCTTGACATATAAAAGTGTCTTAAATCAAAGATTTTCTTTTATTTTTAATTTTAGTCAAGTTATAGCTTTACTAACTAAGTAAGTTTAGTTATTAGTTGTTTAAGTAACTAAGTTAACTAACTAACTAAGTTGTAAAAAATAAGCGTTGGAGGCATACCTCTGACAAGTGTTAATAACTTTTTTTGTTTTCAACATTGGTTAGACCTATTGAATCTTGCTTTAGGTTTGCAATATGGGAACAGATAGAAACACCAAGCGAATGAAATACTTTGCTATCGAGGAAGGTCGTTTGAAGAACGACTACACCAACGCCTTCTTGAATCATTTTGGCTTTTGCGACTACAACTTGTCTATTGACGAAGCAAGAGACATACGCAAATACAACACGTTCGAGAACGGCACAAAGCACTTCGACCAGTGAGCGCACCTAAATACTACATTGGCAAGTACAAGGGCATCGAAGCGATGGACGTGGTACTCGACTTCCAAGAGGATAACTACAACCTCGGAGTAGCAATCGCCTACCTGCTCCGTGCTGGCAAGAAGCAGGACAACCCGTTAGAGCAAGATATTGAAAAAGCAATAATCCACCTACAACGTGAATTAAAGCACCAGCGGAATAAAAAAGCGGAGGGTGGCTACGGCGAGGGTGGTTTGTGACACACGCATAGAAGTCACCTTGGGCAAGGTTCCTTCGTTAAACCAGTTCTACTCGTCAAAGCATTGGATTGTACGCAAGAAGGCCAAGGACAAATTTGTTGCCGAGGTTCTGGAACAATTAGCAGGATACGATAAATTCAAATTCAGTTCACTGGTAGTAAACTTGGAACATAACTACGGATACGATAACGATAACTGTATTATGGCCATTAAGTTTGCCTTGGATGGTTTACGCAAACACGGAGGACTTGAAGACGACACCTCAAAGTTTGTTACCAAGGTTTGCATATCCCGAAACCCAGAGGTAGAAAAAAACACAGGACGTGTAATTTTTTTTGGTGAATGTTTGTGGTATTGATTTTTTGTATATCTTTGAACCATTAACCAACACACTCACTTTATGGAATACACCTTCCGAACGAATTGGTCTCAAGATGGGGCCGCACAAATGGTGGAGTTTCTGCAACACCGCATTGAGGCACTTGCCTCACGCAACGAGTTCCTCGAAGCAGAAAACGAAGTATTAAAAAGAACCTTAATTAACGAATTGCAAAATGGCTAAAATCACCAGCATCACCCCCACTGGACAGTGGAACGAGTTTTTCAAGTTTGAAGTACGCTTTGACGATGGCGACTTCGGAACGACTTTCGCAAAGTCCACAACCCCTCCTTACGCAGTAGGCGACGACGTCACCTACACCAAGAACGAGAAGGGAACCATCAAGATTCAAAAAGCAGGATTCCAAAACAACTACACCGCTCCCTTTGCAAAGAGCGCAGCTGGTAACGACGACCGTGGTAAGTCCATTATTCGTCAGGTTGCCTTGAAGTCGGCTGTTGAAATGTCAGCGGCCTACGTTTCACAAGGCGCAACGATTCCAGTAGAGAAGATTTTTGAGCTTGCCGATAAGTTTAACGCTTGGATGCTCAACGAGCAGAAGGGCGCAAGTCACGAGGAACACTTCGCTCCACGTGTAGAAGAAAGCAGTCCTTTTTAGTGTGTGTGTTTTTTAGGACTGCTGGCCCCTCTTCGGAGGGGCTTTTTTTTGCTTTGAGTTTTTTGTATTGATATTTTGTTTACTTTTGACCAAACACACATACAATGAATAAAGACAGAAACTTACTGGACGCTTGCGATGGATATTTCCTTCGTGACGAAATAAGTTGTAAGGGGTTGCATCTTGAGCGGTACACTCCAACTATTTACTTCTTAACAAAGAATGAAGAAATAGTTTATATTGGCGAATCTGGAAAGCCGTTAGCAAGGTTTTATTCACACAAGCAAAAATCGTCACCATTAAAAGACGAATGGAATAAAGTTTATTTTAAGTCGTTTGAGCAGTTTGTAATAGGAGAAGATTTGCGATACCTTGAGGCAAGGGCCTTGACCTACTTAAATCGTATGACCCTAAACAAATCATATAGAAGGGTTGGAGAAACGGACATTAATCCGTTAAGTAAATTTGAACTTGATTTGTATTTGGAAAAAACAAGAGCCGATTACTATAAACGTCATTACGAATGGGCAAAAGAAGAATTAAAAGAACGGCGACAAGCGGTAATGTATCTTATTGAAGAATTAGAAAAACACACCAAGTGAGACACCCAGACATTTTAACCAACGAAGCGGTACTGCCGTTTCTGGAACGAGCAAGGGCGGGCAAGTATTTCGATACTGGCAAGCTCGGCAACCCGAAGATAGACGAATACCTACGTTTTAAGGACGGGGAGTTTATCGTTGTAACTGGCCACGCTAACGTGGGTAAGACGCACACGCTTATTTACCTTATGCTTATGCAGAGCCAGAACTACGAGAAGAAGTGGTTGGTCTATTCAGCAGAAAACGAGGTACACTCACTCAAAAGAAAAATGATTGAGTTTCTGGCCTGCGCTCCGATTCAGCAAATACCAGAACACGTTATGTATCGGCATCTTGATTTTGTAAACGAATACTTTACGTTTATCGATGGCAACAAGCTGTACGATGCCTTTGGCCTATTGAAGGTAATGGAGGAAATTAAAGAGGAATGGGAATACACTGGCGCACTTATTGACCCGTACAACTCTTTGTCAACAGACCAAAAGAAACTTGGGAAGACTGGAATGCACGAATACCACTATGAGGTGGCCTCGGCTATTCGGGTGTTCGCCCACAAGAACAACGTAACAACAGTCGTAAACACACACCCAGTCACCGAAGCAATGCGTAGAACCTTTCCGCAAGGGCATCAATACGCAGGGCTACCAATGCCCCCAATGACTTCGGACATCGAAGGAGGCGGCAAGTGGGGCAACCGTGCCGACTGTGTACTGGTGGTTCACCGAATGGCCCAACACCCGACCGACTGGTTATTTACCGAGCTACACGTGAGAAAAACAAAGGAAATGGAAACAGGCGGACGACCTACTCCGCTGGGTGACCCAATCCGAATGGAATCTATCCGAGGAAATGTTGGATTTAAGATAGACGGATATAACTTGCTGGATGCTCCGACACCTGTACAAATTACCTTAAATGACACCGATGCACCATTCTGAAGACGCTTGGGAAATTCACGTTAGGGACAAGATTCTCCGTGTGAACGATGCTATCCTTTGGATTAACCAAGTAGCGGTAGAAAACCCGAAAGAGACCGTAATTGTTGACCATTTACTTTCGCTATGGAAGGCAACGCAAATGCTGGAGGATATGGTTGACCTTAAAAGGACGTTAGACGTGAAGGTACTTGAAGCCCGTTTAGATAACTCTAAATTGCGATATGACCTAAACCAGTCACTTATACAACTTGACCAAGCAAAAGCCGAAATCCTAAAACTTCAAGAGCAGCTAATATGAGATTTATCCCCCTGCCGTTTGACATTGACGAAATCTTTGAAATAGACCAGAAGCGTTTTGTTGTCCTTGACTACCGCAGAGCCAGCAACTGGAAGGACTGGGGAGCTTGGATGCTTATCCAAGACGAACAAGGCAAGACCTACAACGTGCCACTCCTTCACGTACTAACGCAACGCCAAATGGGCAAGGCACAATACCGAGGTAAGCGGTGAACTACAAAACATTCTGCGACTACATCCAGTACGAAGACGATGGAACTCGCAAAGCAAGAAACGTGGTAGTACGCTCGGCTTATTGCAAGGCGTTCCGACCTATGTACACGCTAACGGAGCTTGGGTTCCAATTAGGCAAAGACCACTCGACCGTAATTCACTATGAGAAGTTGCAATACAGACGCAACGCTTTTTATGAATCGGCATTGAAGTCGGCCTTGCATATCCGAGGTGAGTTACCAAAGCAAGAACCGCCCGAAGAAAAAACGGTAACCAATGTGCTTAATTATGATTATTTGGTTAAAGAGAATGCAGAATTGAAGCAACAGATAACGTATCTAAAAGCCAAGCTGCAACAAATAAACCAGATAACCAATGAATTTTAATATCGGATTCTACCCAATTTACGGCGTTTTACTTGGCTTCAACTGGTCGAAAGTAGAACTGGACGACATCGAACTTCACCAGATACAGATACCCTTACTTATCTTTATCCTCGAAATCGAATGGGAGAACTACTTGAACGATTAGCAGAACGCCACGCCGACTGGATTCGGATGGCTAAAAGTTTTGGTGCGGACTACGATACCGCCCAAGACCTCGTTCAAGATATGTACATAAGATTGTACACGTATGTAAAGGACTTTGAGAAGATTCGCTATGGCGAAGAACCCAACACCTTCTTCGTTTATATTACATTACGGAACCTCTACTTGCGCCAGCAGCAACAGGCGGCTAAATTCGTATCTATTGAAGAGTTTGACGATATAGACGAAATGCACGACCTCGATTCTGACTTGGCGTTTACGGAATTAGCCGAAGCAGTAAAGGGCGAGATAGCAAGATGGGATTGGTACGATAACAAGCTATTCACCCTGTACCACGATTCAAACGTTTCAATGCGTAAGTTATCTAACGACACCAAAATAAGTTTGCGTTCAATTTATCACACTTTGAAAAATGGCAGAGAACGAATTAAAAGCAACTGCGAAGCCGAGTACCAAACGTGGTCGAAAGCCAAAAGGTCTCGGTGACCGCATCGAGCAGTTTACGGAGGCAACTGGCATTAAGGCGGTAGTCGATTGGTTTAGCGACGCTACTGGCGTGGACTGCGGATGCGAAGCCCGCAAAGAGAAGCTCAACAGATTATTCCCTAGCAAGAATCCAAAATGCTTGGAACAGAACGAATACGAATGGCTTACCGAGTTCTATGCACGGTACAAGTCCTCAATGAGTTCCGCAGACCAAAAGCAAATCGCAAAGATTCACGCCCGCATTTTTAACCACGCCTACCATATCCCCTGCGGTTGCAACCCGAAACTCTGGAAGCAATGGATTGAGGAGTTGCGTAGCGTTTATTCCGAGTATGACGGAACGGCAGCTGTTTGAGTTCCTAAAAGAACGATTCCTGCCTGACTTGGAAATGAGCGAGGAACCAATGTCGCACTGGGATTGCTACTCGGCTCAATGGGCTTTTGACATTGAGTTAAAATGCAGGCGCAGCCATTACGATACCTTGCTCATTGAGAAAATGAAGTACGACAACTTGCTTGCTCGTTCGGCAAAATTCGAGACCAACCCTATTTATATTAACTCTACCCCTGTTGGTATTTATGTTTTCCGCTTGGCCACAATCGAAATAAACTGGGAGACAAAACGAATGCCAGCAACAACCGACTTCGCACGAAAGGCCAAAGTTGACAAGGTGGTAGGGTTCTTAAACGTAAACCAAGCAAAACAAATCTATGCCTTTACCAACCCCTAAAGCCAAAGAAGACCAGAAGGAGTTTATTAATCGTTGCGTCACAGACGACACAATGATAAAAGAATACCCTCGGAAAGACCAGCGATTAGCGGTATGCTACACGCAATGGAAAAATAAATAGTCCTTCGGGGCTATTTTTTTTGCCTCAATGTTGTATGTGTTGAAAATTTTATATCTTTGGTGAACAATTAAACACACACACAATGAAAAACAAACTGATTGACCTATTCCAAGACGTGACCGTGTTCATCGCTTGGAGCTTGATTTTAGGCACTGTTGCCTTCACACTGGTTTACTCACCCTTTATTATTTTGGCGTTATGCAAGTAACCTACACCGACCTTATGTACGAGGCCGAGAATCAAGGTCTTGCACCCGAAGACATCGCAGGCGACTACTTCGAGGTATTTGCCTCTTGGGCAGGATTCAAAACCGTACAAGATATGTTTAGCTGGCGTTTAGAGGTTGTTGATGCTTACGGCATTGGTGACATTGACCAGCACCCATATCAACCAGCAATGGTTGAGGGCTTTAACTGGGAGCCGTTGTACGAGCGAGCAATGGAGCAAGATTTTAACTACTTACACTTTTAATTATGACACTTACCGACCTATTTGTAAAGATTGCATCCGAACACGGAGCAAGAATCGACCAAAAAGATATTGACTTTTTAAAGCGAATTGAAGAATCCGACAAGGAAATAAACTACCAACGTGGATTTAACGAGGCATTGAAACTGGCATTAAACGCTAAACAATGAAGATTAACCACCTTGACCTTTTTAGTGGAATAGGCGGGTTCCACTTGGGATTCGAGCGAGCAGGATTCAAAATAAAATCCTACTTCTCGGAGATTGACAAACACGCCATCGCAGTTTACAAACATAAATTCAAAGACGCAACTTATGTCGGTTCAGTCACAGATGTTCACGGAGGAGACCTTCCACGAATTGACCTTATCACCTTTGGAAGTCCTTGCCAAGATTTCTCACTTGCTGGAAAGCGTGCGGGGATGGGAGGAGATAGAAGCTCCCTTATCCTTGAGGCCATTCGACTTGTGCGGGAATGCAGACCAAGAGTTTTTATCTGGGAAAATGTTAAAGGGGCATTCAGTTCAAACTCTGGCGAGGACTTTGCGGCAATCATCCAAGAGTTTGCCGACATTGGGGGCTATCGACTTGAATGGCAACTGCTTAATACATCGTGGTTTCTACCCCAAAACCGAGAGCGGATATACCTTGTCGGATATTCTACAACCCCAAAGCGAGGTTGGAGAGGAGTTTTTCCTATCGGAGAAAACAACGGAGCGACTATTAAGCTACAAGGACAACGTGTACCAGCCAATACAATCTTGCAGCGATACGAAGCAGGAGCAAATGGAACGTATATCGGTGAACGTGAACTCGCTCCACAAATAAAACAGATTGGCACCAAGTTAGATTCAAACGGAGGCACACAACCATATCAACAAGACCGAGTTTACGATGCTGATGGTATTGTTCCTGCCCTTAATCAAGGTAAAAGTGATTTGATTATTAAAGAGCAATACCGCATCAGAAGGCTAACCCCTATTGAGTGCGAACGCTTACAAGGATTCCCAGATGACCATACCGCCTTTGGTAATTACGATGGAGAAGTTAAACCAGTTAGCAACACGCAACGCTACAAGCAATGCGGAAACGCAGTAACTGTTGACGTAGTGTTAGCCGTAGCTAAAAAATGCATACCTTTATTCAAATGAAAATAATTGAACTATTAGACGGCAGCACCTGGGATAGGGCAACCGTTACCGAAAAAATGATGGACGATTCGTTTTACTACGGCTACCTTTCAAAAGCCGCACTTTCGTCCTCTGCTTGTAAACTATTGCTCCAGTCACCCAAGACGTACCACTACGTCACGAAGTACGGACAGGACGAGTCCGATGCCTTCTCGGTAGGGCGCTTGGTTCACTTGATGGCCTTGGAACCGCACCGAGTAGATGAGTACGATATTATTGACGTGCAGTCGAAGAATACGAATATATGGAAGGAGGCCAAAGCAAAGGGCGGACAAATCATAACAAAGAAGGAATACAACGAAGCAAGACGCATCGCAGATGCCCTGCTACGCAACGAATCCGTCCTCGGCTATATTCAAGGTTGCCAATTCGAGGTTCCTGCTATTGGAACGATAGAGGGCATACCTTTCCGAGCAAAAGCCGACATATTAGGCGACAACTTTATTGCAGACCTAAAAACCACTACTGACCTACGTGCGTTTCCTTATTCAGCAAAGAAGTACGGTTACGACTTGCAAGCGTATATCTACACTCGGCTATTTGGAGTTCCGATTGATAAGTTTATATTTATTGCAATCGACAAGGCAAGTTTAGACGTGGGCATTTACACGGTTAGCCCTGCGTTTATTGAAGAAGGCGAGAAGAAGTTGCAAGAGGCAATTTCCATATACAAGGAGTTCTTTATGGGCGTGGAGGAGCCAGAGTTA